GTCTTATCTATAGTCTTACCATCTTTATCTTTAATATCTATAGTAAAACCTGTACCGCTTATATTACTTAAAACAAAAGATTGAGCAAAAGTCTGATTATCTACAGTTATAGAAATTTGAGGGTTATATGATCCAGTTGTTCCAGCAGATAAATTAGGTGCTCCTGTGAAAAATGGAGATTGAAATGTAACAACCTTGGGTGCTGGATTACCTTGTGCATTTTGTGTTCTTAAAGCATTTCCACTGGCATCAGTGCTTGCAAATTCTGATCTGAAAGGAAATATTAAATTATAACCAGCTTGTATTACTCGGATATTCTGTATTGTAGAAGTGGATGATAATTCAAGACTAAATTTTAAAAACTTTGTAGTAAACGTACCACTTCCTAATAATAATGGATCACTGAAACTGGAGTCACCTGCTTTTTTAGTTTGAACACGCATTTTGCAGTTAACTTGGTCAGGAGGTGTCTCACGGAAATTACCGTCATCTGCATATTGTGACCAAAGGCTTCCTGCTGGAATTAATTGTGTAATAGTCAATGCATTTATAAATTCACCTTCAGTAACTAATATTCTTTCGACATTAACAACAAAATCATTTCCTAAATTATTTGGATCTAAATCTATTTCATTTTCAAAAGTATAAGTTCCAGTGCTGTTAGTAGATGACAGAGCAAGGTAACTTGTGCTAGACGGAACAGCAACATTACTTTTTGCTCCTGCAAATGGAGTGCCGTTTTGTTCTTGTACTGTATGAGCAACTTTTGAATTTAACAGACTAGTATTTGATAGGGTTATTGATTTTGCATTTTTACTTCTTCTATTTCCATCATCTACAAATTTAGCCAAATAAGTTCCAGTTAATGCTGCTGTTAGAAATTCAGTACTGGAACCAGCAATTTGAGATGTAATATCACTGGAATTTTCCCAAGTAGCACCACTTAATAAGCTGGAATGTTTGATATAAACATAACCACCATGTAAAACATCAGTATCAATTGATTCGTCCCATCTCAATCTAATATTGTCATCTCCAACTAATTCTGCCGTTAAATTTTGAATATCTCCTGGAGGATCAGATTTTCCACTAGTGGTAAAAATACCAGATATCTTGGCATTACTTAATTTTTGTAAAGCATTATATGCACGGACTTCAATTTGATACCCACCTGCAACTGTATTGGGAATTATAAAATCAGGACTAAATAAAACATGAACATTCCAACCACCTACAGTTGATCCACTTTTATATCTATATTTTAATTGATATTGAGACACACCAAAAACAGGAGGCCGTGTTACAAGTCCCTGATTAACTGCTTTGTTTCTAATTAGTACAAGCTGTTCTTCAACATTTAATACTTCTGGTGCTAATGCATCTGCATTAATTAAACTTATATTTTTTCTAACTATAGGCGTACCAGCGTCAATATTTGCATATTTACCTTCATTATATTTAATTGCTGTAATTACATAATTAGTGCCATCTTGTTTTTCAACATTTACCACCCTAAAAGATTGAGGAACAGCAGTAGTGCTTTCAGCGATCCATATATTATTTACTTTCAAATGGTCAGAAAAAGCCTGTGTTTTTATAACAGTACTTGTTGTACCAGACTCAATAATATTTTCTGTTTCTAAAATTCCGTCATCTCGAATAACAGTTAATTTAAAATCACCACCACCTTCCAATCCTAAAATAGACATTAAGTTCGTAGCATCATCAACCGTAATTTCTGTCCTATCGCTACTTATAGCTTTTATTCTGCCAGCTACTCTATGACCTAATCTAACTGGATCGTTTACATTAATAACACTACCTGGTCTGACTACTGAACCTGCATCAATAGATGTTGTAAAAGTAACTACTTCTGACTCCTCTTCCTCAGAGAAAACAATAGCTCTTGCTAGACGAAGTGCTTGAGCTTCAGAAGTACAACCAAATGCTTTTACAGTTTTTTCTATGATTCCAAATTTATCAATTCTTGCTTTTTGTACAGGATCACTTAGATCGTCACCATATACTGCATAATCAATCTCTCTTGTTTCATTATTAAAAAAACTAACCCTGATAACTGTATGTCTTTGTCTTGCACTTGCACCAGAATAATTAAATCCTGCTTCTGATACATTAGCTAAACTAAACAAGTAAGTAGCATCTGTTGGTTTATCCTGCGATAAAGATAATCTGCCAGAAGTCCAAATAGGCATACATCTCATTACACCTGCCAACGCATTAATCAGATCATATGCATCAGTAGCAGTTTGTAAGTTTAAATTACAGCTAAACCGAGCTTCGTCACCTATCTTTTCATTTGCATATCTGCTGGCAGCAACAAAACTTTGTATATCAATAGTTGAAGATGTGCCAAGAGTAGTAAAACTGTTTGTAGGATCTAAATACTGTCCAAATCCATATCTTGAATTAGTTAAAAGATCAAGCAAAATCATCGAAGGGCATGAAGTCCAAACAGTAGATCCCATTTCACCACCGAATACATAACCTGCTGGATAGTTGATTCGTCCATCAGCTATGTCTGTATTAGGAGTGACTTGATATTTTAAAGTTCCAGTTACAGCACTGCCAGTATTATTAGCACTAACACTGTATTTAAAGGTTACTCCACTCGGTGCTCCAGTAGGATCAGGTGTTTCAGTTAATCCATGAAAACCATTTATATTTGAATTCCCATCTTTAACAGTTATAAAATCTCCTAAAACTAATCCATGCACTGAACTTGTTGTCACAGTAACGACTGTTCCTTCATATGAAAAATTAGCAGTTACTTCTAAAGCACTTTTACCAGGTATCCTACATTTAATTCCACGAATACGATAAGCTCTTTTTGGTACGCTACTAAACTGTTCACTATCTACTCGTACACCAACATAAGCACAGTCATCATAAGATAGCTTTTCGTGAAATACTTTAGTTAGACTTGTAATTCTAAAAGCATCACGAAGTTTATCTGTGTCTGAAGAATCAGCAGTTTTTCTAATTACTTTTATCTGTACAGAACTGAAACTATTATTTGCATCTAAGTTAATTAGATATTGCTTTTGATAGAGATCTTTACTTCTTCCAGAAATTATTTCATTTGTATTATTTTCCGAATTGGGATCAAAGTCATTATCAGAACCGACAACAGTTGCAAAACCTCCAGTGTTGTTTGAGTTAGTTCCACCATCACCATTATCACCTACATAAGCTAACTGTATTTTTAACTCAACTTCCGAGCCATAAATATCACCATCATCTTCAAATTTTTGTAATTCTGGAAAACTTATAACAAGTTTTACAGCATCAACTCTTGCAGGATTTTGTACAGTTTCTCCATTAACTTGTATTGTTCTTGGATTGCTGTCTGTAATAGTTAGAACTCTACCGCCACTTGCTTGAGTACAAGTTAATCCTCCTTGTGCTGTAATTTCATTTTGACCTTCACTACCCTCGTTTTCTATATTTTGTAACGGAGTCTGTGAACTGATACCATATCTTGCTCTGAAAGTTACATCTGAATAATTAAAATCGCTGTTTGACGTATTTTGTACTCTGGTTAAATAATCGTCCGATTCTTTATTGATATTTAAAATTGACGTATCATCTAAAAAAACATCGGACAAAGCAGAAGTTAAATAATGACTAGCACTTCTAGCAATACCTTTTTTTGAAGGTGTAGCAAAACCTTCTATTTCACCTTCAGATAATAAATCTAAAACAGTAGCAAATTGTTTACTTTCTAAAGTATCAGGTGCTCGATAAGGTGCTTTAGGTTTACCACCAAAAAAACCACCTGCTCCTTTAATTGCTTTTGTCATGAATCAGGTTCTACTTGAACTTGGTTAGTGTCTACAGACGCAGAAATAACTACCGATCCTGTAACTATTTCTCCATATACTATAGGAAGTGCAGTTCCAGGTCTAGCAGTATTTTGAACTCCATTAAAATTAAATGATAACCGAGGATCAGATTCAGTATTTGCATCAGGAATGGGAAATAGTAAATCTTGAACACCACTAAGAACTAATGCACCTCCAACATATGCAGCAGCTTTAGTAAGCCCTGTTGCAGCAGCTAGAGAACCTGGTTGAACAATAGGACCAAAAACTTGTCCAAACTGAAGCGATCCAAACATAAACGCACTGCCTATTAACACGGCTCCCAGTAGTATTTTTCCAAAACCTCTACCTCCTGCTCCAACTATTACAGGCACAATATTGATAGCTGATTTTCCAACAGGATCCGCTAATTCATCTTTTCCTATTTCTTCTTTATCTACTAAGACTTTATAGTATTTATCAGACATATATTTTTCAACACCTTTAAAATTATGTACTAAAAATCTTACTGCTTCAGCAGGGCTGTTAATTATTACTTCAAATTCTTTATGACCAATAAAATCAGCTAAATCACCATATAGTTTAAGGGTTCTTAACATACCTATACCTCTTTGCTGTACATTTTAACAACCATAAACTATAAGGCTCTCTACAACTAAGTCTATCTGCTAAATGATGTAAAACCATGTCTCCCAGATAAATTGCGACATGATTTAAAGTTGGATGCATAATACTCATCAACAAAACATCTCCCACCTGTAAATTTTCACCTACACGCAATTCTCTAAAACCAGTTCTCCATGCATAACTTTCAAATAAGGGATTCTCTAAAAATTCTTCTGGAGACATACTACGGTCATAATCTTTAAGAAGTATATTTTTTTCTTTTTTATAATAATCTCTAACTAAACTCCAACAGTCTGTAACACCCCAGATCCATTGTCTGCCGAGCAAATCAGGAATATAACCATCAGGTTCTCTATAGATCCAATTACCCGTTCTAGGGTCTACTATATGCCACGGAAGCTTACTGTTTTCACAGTTAACCTTATCACTTTCGCTAAATACTAAATTAGTTGTTGGGTGGCTATGAATTATGGCAATTATATCTCCAGAATTTGCAGCGATAGCATAATCCTTTGGATCTAATACAAAACATTTATCTGGATTTAACGAAAGGTTGTTACATGGATAATAAACTTCTTTGCCTTTGACATTAACAAGTAAACCTACAGATTCTTTAGGAGAATCTTTTTTGGCATGATTTAACGCCTTATCTTTCCAATGCATTATGCAAAAGATCCCAAAGATGGAAATAGACTTCTAGTGCATTGTCTTTTTGGTGCTTTAACACCAATCAAATCAAAAGCTGCTGCTAATTCAAATTCAACAACTTCTCTATTTTCGTTAGCTTTACGATCAATAGCATATATCTCTCTAGGAAATTCTGCTAACGGATCAGGCGTACCTAATGGATTAGCAGGAGGATTATTTCCAATAGGAGCAAAATTTACTGCATCTAAAAAACGTGCCAAAGTTCTTATTCTGGTTATTGTAGCTCCTGTTAAATCATTAGGTTTTATTAAGTCTAAAATAGCAGTGATCGTGCCAAGGGCATTACTTACAATTAATTTAGGTCGAGGTAATTGTCCACGTTGATATGCAAAACCTTCAGCTATTAACGGAAATCTTTGATAAGTATTACCAGCCCAAACTATCTCAGCATTTGAATTAAGGTTAGAACCTGCATGAAATCTATAAACGGTATCCAAACCAGCAGGGATTCCATCTGGATAATGTAATTCTTCTTTTAATTCAAGAGTAAATAATTCAATAATTGCAGAGGGATTTATTTTAGAAATTTCATCATAAAGAGCACTTATTGATTTATAAACAACATTATTATCATTTACATCTTCATTAATTATTACAGGCCAGTTAGGTTCGCTAGTACCTGTAGTACCAGCAGTTGTAACTAAAAAAAAGTATCCATTTACTTTAGATGCTGTTGGTTTTACAACATCATCAACTTGAACAGATAAACTAGCACTCCAAGTATAAACAGTCATGGCTCAAATACTTCTCTAAATGTTACTTGTATTGTGGCTCTATTTAAATATGGAATTGTTTTTGACCATGTTTCACAAACAAATTTAGAGGAACTAGCCTCTCCTGGTGGAGTAAAATCAAAGCTGGCAGTATCATTTGCTCTGGCATCAAGAAAATTCTCTATAGTGTCAGCACTAGAAATTCCTGTACTATTAAAATTGTCTGACTCTGAAACATTAAAAGTAAAATTAAATACTTTTGGATTTTGATGTTGGGCTAATCCAAATAAAATTCTATGTTCATATCCATCAGCAAATCTTACTGTTCTAGTTTTTGGTGCGGATCTTTTTTGCTGTCCGTATGTTGGCGTAATTGAAGGAAAAGTAGCCATTATGCAAGTAAACCTCCAGGTCTTTTCTGCTGTACTAATTCAGATTGTACCGCTACAGATATAAGTCGACCAAGTTCTCTACCTTGTTGTTCATCACCTTCAACAGAAGAACCAGAAGCATCTACATTTACTATTACATTTGTAGATCCACCAAGAGCATGGTTTGGTGTAATCATTCCTGATACGCCTGGACTAAACATCTCAGGCCCACGTTCTCCAACAAGATAACTATTTCCACCTTTTACTGGTCCTCCATTTGCCCTTCCAAAAGTAAAACGTG